GATCTTAAACACTATTTAATCACTTTAAAAACGAAAAATTATGCCTTTTGGACAAGTTGGTGCGTATGCCTGTAGAGACCTACAAACCAAATTAATAGAACATTTCGGAGCCAACGCAGCAGAGTTTAGAACACTCGGCTCGATCGGACTTCTGAAATTCCTTACATCCCCTCAAAACACTAGGGGCTTCCGTAAGATAGACGTTGAATCAATTCCCGGTAAGAAGCGTGGAGTTGCAATGTTAATTGATAATCCTTTCTGCTTTGATATTTGTTCCCTTTCTGCTGATTGTAATACAACCCGCATCGAGAACGATAATCCAGCGCAGGAAGTAGTTTTTGATTTAACCGGCCCTGAATATCGTGTTTGCGATACTGCTTCAGGTGAATCTGGTTCGTCTCCTGCCGTTCTTACTTTCTCTGAAGAGGATTTAATGCGTTATTGCACAGAGACAGATACAAGCTATATCACTCGTCAAATCGCACGTTACAACAAGCGTTTCATTGAATCTCTTGATCAGCGGATCTTCGAAGTTCTATCTGCTCAGGTTGGAACTAATGGTGCTGGTGATGCTGTAACGAATCTGAAATTCTTTACCACTAACGCTGATACTGGTCAGTCAAACTTGAATGCTACTGCTGTTTTCTTCCTGAATCAATTCTGGAAAGATGCAGCTAATGACGGTCAGTTTGCATTGATCGGTGGACAAACTCTTGCTATGATCGCTGAGTTTAAGAAATGGCAGGGCTTGAATGACATGGGTGTTGATCTTAGAAACATCAACGAAGAAATTCCTTTCATTTATTATGATCGTAATTCAGATGGTGAGCTTGGTTTGCATGACTTCCTTCAAATAAGTCCTGGTGCTGCTCAGTTAGTAACCTGGAATATGTTTAAAGGTGAGAAACGCAGATCAGTAACCGATCTTTATACGCATGATACGTTTATTGATCCTGCAACTGGTATCGAAGTTGATTACCGTTGGTATTTTGATTACAAGTGCGGTAAATGGACTTATGAGCCGTTCTTGTTTGCAGAATTAGCGGTTAATGCTCCCGGTGGTTGTGGTGAGAATCTGGAAGGAGTTAACGGTATTGTTCGTATTCACGATTGCTCTGATACTTCAGGTGCAGTTTGTGAATCAGTTTAATTGAAACTCCCCGTTTGTCTTTAATAGTTAACAAAGGGGAGAGTTTAATTACTTTCCCCTTCTTTTTAAAGAGCTATGTCAATAAATATTCAGCAAGTTCCAAATGCTCCACCGGGGTATAGTTTAACAGGGAAGAAGGTGATGGTTCATGATCAAACAGCTCCTCTGGCAGCGTCAACAGTAATGGTGAATGCTGCCAGTTTAGGAGGTGGTGGAAGTAGTTATGCAGCCCCGATATGGAAAGAAGCTGACGGCGATATGGTAGCAGGGCAAACAGACTTTCAGGATAATTCATTAATTGGTGCAACTGAGATCAACTTTATAATAGTTAATAAGATAATAGAGTTTATTGATGATGATTACACTTTCGATACTTTAACAGGAACGATTGACCGTAGCCCTAACCAATGGTTTGCCGGTGATAAAATGATTACACCTTATAAACCTTCATTATGATGAAAAAAATATTATTACTTATATTATTGTTTGCTTGTTTGATCACTAAAGCTCAGTTTCCTAATACTGTAACAGGTGGTAATAGTTCAACATTAAATAAGCAACTTGGAGCTTATGGAGCTAACTTAGGTTATGTTTGGACAGCAGCTTACAGTGATACCACAGCAGCAAATTTATCATTTATTAAAAATGTTCCTGGTATTGTAATAAGAATTGGCAATGATCTTTGGATGCGTAGTGCTAATATACTTGTGTGGATAAAAATATCTGGGGGTGGATCAGGCGGTTACTTCAATCCAAACCAAACATCAACAGGCAATACACTGCATGACGGTAACGGATACGACTTTGTGCATGATTCATCTTCTAATATATTTTATCACTTAAAAAGAAATGGCACATCTCAATTTGACATATTTGCTTCAAGAGGCTTCTCTGCTTTCATAGGTGATATTAGTGGTAGTTATTACGGGTATTATGATCTGTGGGAAGATTTCAATGAATTTTACTTAGGTATTAACGGGGGTGAAACAATGATAAACCAAAGCCCATCAAGTTCTGGTTCTTCAACATTAATATGGTCAAAGTTAGGTGGTCAGGGTTCATTTTTAAATGTAAGAGATACTGATATGTATTTAGATGCCCGTAATGGGAAATTGAAATTTGGCAATCTTACAAACCTGTCTACTCAAAACAGATTACTTGGTCAGTTTGGTACGTCAACACAGGTGGGGTATGTAACTATGGGTATTGATCTTCTTTTAGCGTCTGGAGTTATTAGTGCCGATACAACAACCGGAACAACAAAACTTGCAACGCAAGGTGATATTACAAGAGCGATATCGGCAAGCGTTCCGACACTTACACAATATTATGTAGGTGTTGGTGATGCCAGCAACTTATTAAGCGGTTCCGCAAATCTTCAATTTCAATCAGGGGCTTTAGCAGTAAACAACTCGGGGGGCAATGATGGAATTATGCAATTTGGCTATGGTGTAATGAAAGAATTTGTTAGTGTATCAACTCCGGCTTCCGGTTATGGAACTATATACACTAAAAACGATGGAACAATACATTATAAAAATTCAGCAGGAACGGATTATGATTTAACGGCGGGTGGTTCAGGAACAGGTTCTAATCTTTCATGGGATGCAGCAAATCATCAAGTGGATATAGATGGCGGTGGTACAAGCGCAACTATACCTTATGCTACTACTGCAACAGATGGTTTAATAAGTTCAGCAAGCCAAACAATAGATGGTGCTAAAACTTTTAATAATGGTATAGTAGCTCCTTCAATTAGTGATGCATCTGCATTATTTAATTTACATATTACAGCAGGACAAGGAGATTTATCATTATCAAATGGTTCAGCTACCGACCACATAAGACCACAGGCATCTTCAGCAGGAAGTAGTAATAGATTACCGAATACAGGAAATGTGGCTGACACACTTGCAACTTTATATGATGTTCGGGCTGGAGGTGGTGGTAGCACACCTGACCTTCAAGCTGTAACAAATGTTGACAATGAAACTACTAATGATATACTTATAAATAGGTCTACCGCAACGCTTTCTTTATATGACGGAGCCGCTAATGCAGCTGTAACAGTTGGACTATCTTCTATTTTCCATTCACCAAATGACGGGTATATAGGTTTTACAAATGATAATAATAAGCATACATTTTTATCTCATTTATCAACTCAATCATCTTTAAAATTATATCTTCCAGATGCAGTTAGCGGAGATACTTTAGCTACGCAACAATGGGTAAGAGATAATGCAGGCGGTGGCGGCGGTTACACAAACCTCACCCAATTTGTAGCACAAAATAACTGGAAAATATTTCATAGCGATGGCAGTGGAGACGTTCAAGAACTTTCATTAGGTGCTGCCGGTTCGCCATTTTATTCTGTAGGCACATCTTCCACACCGGCATTCTTTGCAGCCGTTGATTACGCTACAAGTGGAACAAATGTAAAAATAACAACACAGAACACTACTGATGTAGGATTAGAAATAAAATTAGCATCTTCTCAAACAGCTAATGCTTTAAATATTTCTTCGAGTAGTGGAACGGGAGATATTGTCAGTGTTTCATCAGCAGGTAAAACTTTAATAAATACATCGAGCGATTCTGATCCCATTGCAGGGACAAGTAAATTTAAGGTTGTAGAAGCAGGGCAAATACTTTCATTTACAGATAACGGTGCTACTGGGCAAGGATGGCTTGCGGTAAGCAACGGCACGATAACAGGATTCGTAGGTCATACCCATCCGACTGATGGATTTGTAATTGGTTCGTTTACCGGGCATGATGTTACAATAAGGCAATCAAACGTTGCAAGATTTAAAATAATAAACTCTGATGCAACAACAAGGATAGATCAAAAATTATATGTAGGGGCTTTAGCTACTGCGCCGACAGCTATACTGCATCTTAAAGCTGGAACGGCAACAGCAGGAACAGCTCCTTTGAAATTAACATCAGGAACCAACTTATCAATTACCGAAGCGGGCGCAATAGAATACGATGGGACACATTTATATTTTACAGCTACTAATGCTGGTACAAGGTATCAATTAGACCAACAAGGCGGCGGTTCTTTTAATTTTGCCCGTTCACTTGTTACAAATACTACTGATGTCGGCAATGTTGGCGTAGGCGAAGACGATTTAATGACATATTCAGTCCCTGCCGGAACACTTGGTGTAAATGGTGATTACATAGAATTTACTATGTCGTTTGACTTAGCTGCTAACGCAAATACTAAGCAAGTAAAAGTAAAATTCGGAGCAACTACAATTTATGCAAGTGGCGCACAAGCCCAGAATGACGGGGTGATAACAATAACAGGGCAGATCATAAGAACTGGCGCAGCGACACAACGAATTACTTACAGCGTAACAAGCAATGCAACATTATTTCCAGACTATGCAGATTATGTAACGGCAGGAGAAACATTGAGTGGAGCTGTTACATTAAAAGCAACAGGAGAAGCAACGAGCAATGATGACATTATCCAAAAAATAAATCTTGTAAAATTATTGCCTAATAATTAATACTATGAATAGAATAATATTGATAATATTTTGTTTTGTTTCGGTGTCAAGTTCAGCACAGCTAAGAAGTGCAGGAACAGGGTCGGGTAGTATTGTTTATTCTACCTCGCCAACACTTGTCACGCCGAATTTAGGAACGCCAACTACACTTGTGGCTACTAATGCTACGGGTACAGCATCCGGTCTTACTGCGGGAAACGTAACTACTAATGCCAATCTAACTGGAGATGTAACAAGTTCTGGAAATGCAACTACAATCGGAGCGTTAAAAGTGACTACAGGTATGCTTGCTGCGAATGCTGCAACTCTTGCAAAATTAGATGCGAGTAATGCGACAGCAAATAAAGTATTAATGTCAGGTTCAAGCGCATCGCCAACATGGTCAACTCCTACTTTCCCTAACGCTTCAGCTACATCAAGAAAGATAATTGTTAGTGATGGCACAAACTGGACTGCATCAACTGAATTATGGCCTATTGCAACCACATCAGGTAATACACTTATTAGCGATGGCACGAATTGGGTTACTACAGCTACACGAAGCAACTGGACATCATTAGTAGTAAGCGGTTCTAATTATACGAATGCCACTACATCATTAACGGATATAACAGGACTTGTATCAGGTACGCTTGCAACTGCAACGTTATATGAATTTAACGCTACACTATATGTCAATTCAAGTTCTACAGCAGGAATGCAAATCGCAGTTGATCAAACAGGAGGAGGAACAGGTCAAATAGGTGTTTGGTCTGGTGATGCTACGAGTGCAACAGCTACAGCAATATCAATAGCCAGTAACGCATTGGCTCAATCTGGTGCTGCTTGTGTTCTTGTTAATGGTGATGGAGTAATAACAATTAGGGGATTTATTAAGACAGGTAGTTCTGGGTCTCCAACTATAAAAATAAGAGCATTAAAAACAACATCTGGAACAGCAACAGTTTATATAGGATCAGTAATGAGATTCAGAGTAGCAAACTAAAAATTATGAAAAATATACTAATTATCGCAGCTATCTTATTTTCAAGTGTGGTTTATAGTCAGACTAGCAAGGATACAACAGCTAAGAAAATAAAAGTGCCGGTTGATACGGCGTACATTCTTGGTGGTAATATTCCAGACTTCCAATTGTTATATAAAGCAATAAATACTCCTGGGTCGGTGACAAGAGATGAAATAAGTGTATTGCTGGCATGGCTACAACAAATTAAAATGGTTGAAGTACCTAAAAAACCAAAACAATGAAAAAGATATTATTATTAATCATACTGTCAATTTCCCTGAAGTCATTCAGCCAGAACATAGACACCGTTTATGTTCGTAATCTTTCTTTAAGGGCTGAAGATTGGTACTGGCTAAAAGCAAGTTGGACGCCACGGGATTCAACAGAGAAAAAAGTATGGAAGAAAATGAGAGTGAAATTAATCCTTGATGCTCCTGCTTCTAATATTACTATGGTGACAATTGATAGCATACCGGGACGATTAGCTTTATTTTTTTATTCTACTTTTTTAAACGCATCAAAAGGGGAGACAAGCAACATGACTAATAATATTTCGCAGAATATAAAAGCCTATACACCGATGCTTACGTTTACTACAATAGTAGATTTGGCATTTACTAATAGGTTTACAAATAACAGACAAAACGGTAAAGACGACTTTAATAATTAAATATAATATATGACAAAAGTAAAACCTCCGAAACCGCCGCATGGCACTCCTCCAAACAATATTCCTGCTCCAGAAGGATTAGTAGCTACTATTAAATCAGATGGTGTTCTTCTACAATGGTACAGCGTTCCATTTGCAACAACTTATTGGATTTCCAGAAGTGACAGGGAAGCATTGGGCGAAAAAGCTATTGCAATTATTACCGGAACAAGTTTTACAGATCATCACCCTGTTGTGGGGACTACTTATAAAGTTGCGGCAGTTGTTGGTGATACTCTTGGGAACTTCTCAAATCCGGTAACTCCAATATAATGTCAGATGCCGTATTAATAGTAGTTGCACCCTCAGTAATAACAACTATTGGGTTAATTGTTGTAGCTTACTTAAATACTAGGCAGAACAAAAAGATTTCAGAAAAGGTTGATGGATATCATAAAGAGGTGAATGGTAAAATGGGGGAGTTGTTAACGACAACAAAAGCATTAGGTAACGCAGAAGGTAAAGCACAAGAAAAAGCGAAAAGTAAAAAATAATGGGAGCCAAATTTGATGCACTTTTTAAGGCGTTTAAAGACAATCCTACTGCTGCAATTATGACGTTGCTAGTAATTGGCATTTCTGTTATGTTTACTATTAATCAAAAAACAAATTCTAGTGTTCAGGATGATCTAAGGAAAGCAAATAAAGATTGTGCTACTGAAAAATATGTCGTTCAGGTTCAGGTAGAACAATTAAGAGGTCAAATTGTTGATTTAACCGGAGCATTCAAAGAACTTAAAGGAGAGATGAACACACTTAGAAAACTTGGTATCGTAAAAGAATGAGAAATTTAATCTACATATTGTTTGTTTTTGCTTCCTGCAATAGTAGTTCTGAAAAAGCAAATCCGATACCTGTAAGTAATAAACCTTTAACTGATTCTATTTCGCTAATAGTTGACAGCCTTCAAGAGTGGACAGATGACCTTTCGAATGTTTCTGATTACGCTATCAAGGCTCAGTCTAAAATTGATCAGTTACAAAAAGAGAATAGAGAACTTGCTCAAAGAGCAGGAGAGAGTGAACCACTAGCTTTTAAGTTTAACGAATACCCAGATAATAGAGATAAGCAAATAAGCGATTTGATTACTGAACTTTCTGCTCTTAAAAAAGAAAACGTAAGGCTTAGAAAACGTATTGAAGCGGATAGTTTAATTAAGTACGGTAAGATAAAATCAATGCCGGATTATATCGACCAAGTGCCTAACGAACTAAAACCAAACGACAAAAGTTTAATTGTTACCTTAAATAAGAAATTAAGGGGTGATGGTGACATTTCGGAACAGGGTGTAAGTGTTTGGATAATGAAGTACACTAAAGACGCTAAAAAGGCTTTTAAAGGGTATGAAAGTTGTCAGCAAAAAGACTTAAATTTATTAAATGCTAAAGAGGCAAACTATTATCGGGGTCAGTATTTTTTTAATGATGTAGAACCCGGAAAGTATTTAATAAAAGTGTGTGCTTTGTTTGGAAACTGGATGGTGATTAATAAAAAGGATTATAAACAGGAGATCGAAATATTGATGTCTCCACCTATTCAATAATTAAAAATTAAATCATGGCAACAGTAACAGGATCGAAACAGTTCTCACTTAACATTCGGGACATTGTAAAAGGATTGGTAATGGCGGTAATACTTCCGGTCATTAACGTAATCTATCAATCTATTGAAGCAGGATCATTTGAGTTCGATTGGAAAAGAATTGGTCTTTTGGCTGCGGGTGGTTTTATCGCTTACATTATTAAAAACTTCCTTACCCCTGCTGAAGTCACTATTACTAATGTAAAAAACGATACCGTTGAAGCTATTAAAGATGGTACCGCTGATGTAAAAGTAGTGACCAAATGAAGAAATGGGCATTCATATTATGTTTTGGATTCTTAGCCTGTAATGTAGAAAACAGACAAAAGACTAAAGCACAACTTTATCTTTTTAAACATCCTGAATTTTCTGCGGGTTATTGCGCTAAACAATTTCCTGATAAATCGGATTCTGTAATAGTAAAAACCGATACTGTAACTGAGATTCAGTTTATGGATTCGATAGTTTTTGATACGGATACTATTTTCAGGGATTCATTAGGTTTTAAATACAGAACAATTACAAAGATCGTAACCAAAACTATCACCAAGGATAACATCATTTACAGGGAGAACAGAGCCGAACAGGAACGATTGCAGTTAGCCTTTCTTGAATGCCAAAAGACAACGGCTGCTTTAGTTCAAAAAAATACAGTCTTAGAACAGGATAGAAACGATTGGAAAGGTAAGGCAAGAAAAAGAGGCTGGATGTTTTTGGGTTTAATATTCTTGGTTGTAGGTGCTGTTGGAATGAGGCTATACTTAAAAAGTAAATCAATTATAAAATGAAAAAACTATTTCTTCCAATTATAATAGCTGTAACCATGATTGGTTGTGATTTTAGTGGTCAGCCAAAAGATGACCGAGTGCCAAGAGAAGATACTACGGTTACGCCAATAGACACCACAATAATTGAAGATGGGGTTGCGCCGGTAGCATCAAACGTGACCGCTAAAGCTAAACCACAAAAGAAAGAAAAAATAACTTGCTCATTCGGATTTAAAAAACTTAACAACAGGAAACGACCAATTGAAGAAGCTCCTGGTGGGAAGAAAGGTAAACCTGTTAAACCGGGAACCGAACCTCCTTTACCGCCTCAGCCTCCCACAATTTCAAACAACGTTATTTATATAAACTATTTTGGGAAAGATATTCCTCCTACCATGTGGAGTATAACCCCATTTTCGGTTGGTGATGCGGGATTAGCGCAGCCTGAAATTGACTACATAACAACAGCAGTAGCGGCACATTTCCCTGAATATAATATAAGGATCACACAAGACAAAGCTATTTTTGATGCTGCTCCCGTTGGTCACAGAATTGAAGTAGTAGTTACGGAAGATTACCAATGGTACGGAAGTGCAGGAGGAGTTGCTTACTTAAATTCTTTTACATGGTCAGACGGATCACCCGCTTTTGTTTTTAGCACTCTGTTAAGTTACAATTCACATTACATCGCTGAAGCTATTGCACACGAAGCGGGTCATACACTTGGGTTAAGACATCAATCAGAATGTGTTAACGGGATAAAGGCCGTTGAGTATTCTTACGGTAAAACAATGGGTAATAGCTATGGGTCATATCCTCAAGGGGCTTGGGTTATAGGAGTAAATCCTTTTTGTGCTACACAGGATGATAATGCTTTATTAACAGCAGCAGTTGGGAGGAAGTAATATGAAATCAGGAGATTGGGTTTTAATAATGTTGGCCTTTTGCGTTACCGCTTCAATACTGATTACCGTTATTGGTGTTATATTTAAGGGTAAAGAGGCTAATGAGCATTCGGTTATAATCAGGACTGCTGTAATTGACTTATTGAAAATAATAGCCGGTGGTGTCATTGGCGCAATATCTTCACATTTATGATAACTGAAAAAGCCTTTAACGATTCAGCGACACTTTTAGGAGTTGAACCGGCAACAATCAAAGCAGTTGCAGAAGTTGAAAGCTCCGGTGATGGGTTTCTTCCTTCAGGCCATCCTAAAATCCTTTTTGAGCCTCATAAGTTTTGGCAACAATTAAAAGCTCGTGGAATTGACCCTACAAAGATCACAGGGGCTTCAGATATTCTTTATAAGGATTGGGGAAGTAAACCCTACGGTAAAAATTCAGCTCAGCCTGAACGATTAGAAAGGGCAATAAAGATAAATAAGGATGCTGCCTTGAGTTCTGCAAGTTGGGGCAAGTTCCAAATCATGGGCTTCAATTACGAATTAGCCGGATTTGCTACTTTAGATGCTTTTGTTGCAGCCATGCACATTGACGAGGATCAGCATTTGTTTGCTTTTATAAACTTTGTAAAAAGTAAGAACCTTGTTGATGAACTTCAAAGAAAACATTGGGCTGGCTTTGCGAAGGTTTACAACGGATCGGGGTACAAGGCGAATAAGTATGATGAGAAGTTGGCGGCGGCATATAATAAATTCAAAGCAAGTCTCTAATTTCAGACAAGTAAGACATTTCAGTATTTGGACGAGGAATGTAATCTTCTGAATCTCCATCTTGAACATCAGCCCTATCATCAAAATAATCTTCAAGTCTGCTTAATAATTCTTTCAGTCTTTCTATTTCTTGGTCTTTCTCCTTTAATGAGGATTGGAGGGCGGTGATTTGTTCCCGTTGTTTTGACATGGTTATATCGTCTTCATTGTGTAAATCTTGGAAGTATTCGTTTTGCTTTTCCAATTCTTCCCGCCCATCGGTTGCAAGTTGGGCAATAGAAGATGCGCTATGATAAATTACCCATTCACCATTTCTGTAAATTGAAATAGATTCTTTGCTTGGACTTTCCATTATCATTCCCTCTTTTTCTGTTTCCATTAATTAAAATTTTAATATCGTTTTCCACAATTATTACAATAAGAATATCCGGCAACCATTGTGAACCCTTTTTCTTTTTTACATTCACATACCCACCCCTTTTCCAATTTTTCCCCATCGGTTGCAAACAATTTAATTATTTCATCGGCAAATATTGATTTATATTCTCCTCGTTGTTCGGCATCGTCGGTTTCTCTTATATAATCGTAATATTTATTAAACAGTTTTTTTACTTCCTCTTTCGGTATAGTTGACATAAATTATAATTTTAATTGGTTAGGTACTCTTTTGGTAATGTTCTTTTGCAGCCGCCAAAGGTGTTATCGTTAAGGCACTCCCCTGTTTTTTTATCAAACCTATATTCTGGTTCTCCTGCATCAACTTGGATATAATCTTTCCCAATCTTAGATACAAACGTTTCCTCTTGGCTAATCAGGCCAAAGCCATGAAAGTTGAATTTTATTTTATCCCCTTTTTTTATCTTCGGTATAGTTGACATTGTTTTTATTTTTGGTTTGAGTGGTTGACAATAATTGTAATTCGTTCACAATCTTTTGGGTCAATAAGTTTTCCTTTATGAGTCCCATTAATTACTTCATAAACTGAAGGCCATTGCTTTGATTTAATTACATTAAACCATTGCCCCGCTTTGCCTGCGTACCAAATTGCCGGAAAAGCCCTGTCTGAGCCTTCCTTTGTAATCGTTACGGTAAACGGTTTGTTGTCCTTCATAATTTTTATTTTTTATCCCCCGAAAGGGTTTTGTTTAATTTGTTTGTCAGCTTCATTGCTACTATTGGGCATCGTTGCGACGCTCCGTTCAGGGTTCTGTTCGCTATTAGGCAATAAAACGTGGGGAGAGGCGGAATCAAACCGCCGACCTTCAGATTATCAGTCTGACGCTCTACCAACTACAAGGCTTCCGAATTAATTAGATACTTCCACCTTGTATAACATATCCTTTCCCGACTGCGCACTTTCGGTACTTACTTTTTGTTACTGAGCTATCTCCCCCGTTTTATCAAATAACTTTTCTTGCATCGGCTAACGTTAAAACTATCGGCTCTTTCTTGTGGTTCATATTGTTAAAAATCTTTATTATCATATCATCCTTACCCCACTTATTAAAAGCCCAAATCAAATGCTTCGCCGATTGTCTTATTGCTTCTTCTTTCGTTTGCGCCCATTCGCTTTCGTAAGGCGTTTCTCCATCTAAAGAATAAGTCTGCCATTGGTAGCGCATCCTTGCTGAAGGATTGCCCCTGCGTTCATCGTTTTCAATTTCTAATTCGTAGCCCATAAATATAAAAGCCCCGTGTGTAGAAGGCTTATCAATCTTATTCTCGTAAGAGAGAGATTGCGACTACACGCCGGAGCGTATTTTAAATGTAATAAATTTCTTGAAAACACGACAATAAAATTGATAAGCACTACTAATATACGAAAAATATTTGACATAATGAAATTTATTTTTCTCATAGCTGAATAGAATTACTGAACGATGAAAGGATTGCGACGCAACAGGCGATGCTATGAAAAACTTTTGTTGGTATCATAACTTTTTATAATTCCCCCGTCTAAAGACGGAAGCGGTTTAGAGATTGTTTTCGGTTTTGAATTGTTGCCAAACGGGTTCTGTAAAAAACATTAAGCCTTTTCTATTAGCCTTGTGTTTATCCAATAATAGCCATACCGAATTGGTAGATAATTTAACCCCGATTGAAGCCCTTTTTATTGAGTTAAATTGCCCAACCAATTCTTTTGTTTTTGAATTATACACAATAACGGGGATACAGCTTTTTCTTAACCCGGTATCAACCGCATGATCGTGGTTCTCTTTGTTGGTTGACCATTCAAGATTTCTGTAATAATCATTGGTCTTTACTGTATCAATATGGTTTACCTGTTTTTTCTTTTCGGGGTTGGGATGCCATGCAGTACAAACCAATCTGCTGACTTTCTTATTCTTGGACTCCCCGTTTTTCCACAACGAAACTATATTATAACCAAACCTATTTACTGTTTTTGCAATCAGTTGCGATTTTAGCGTTCTGTAACCATTTTTCGTTTTGGCTAATCTTTTAACCGACCTTATTCTGCCAAATGAGCTAACCTCATATACGCCTTCATATCCGGCAATATCTGTAAAGTATTCGTACTCGCCCAATAGCGGCAATATTGGCCTCGGCTTATTTATTGTTTCTAAGTTCATTTATTTCGTTTTTCAATCTTTCAACTTCCTTTTTCAACTCCTCACAGTCTCGGTCACCTGTGGGGGAGGGGGTTTGGGATTTTAGTTGTTCATGTTCATATTCTTCGGCGGTTATTAATACCGACTCAACTTGTTCCATACTCAATCCTTCGCCCCAGTCTTTTTCATTAACCTTCTCTGTAAATTCTCTAAGGAAGTCTGAATTATAACTCCATCCTGCTTCATCCGGTTCTTGTTGCTTAATCCGTTTCATAACTATATTTACTTTTTCTGAAGAAGTAGCACAGGGTTCTATGGATTCCATATTTCTCAATAAATCTTCGAGTTCGTGTCTGCGTTCAGTTAAAAAATTACTCGTTTCTCTTGCTACCATTCTTTCTAATGCCCGAGTAATATTGCCCCATCTTTTTTCGCAAACTTCTGCATCCGCTTTTTTCAAATAATCAATTCTTTCTTGTATGGCTTTCGTCCATCTGCATCCCTGCCTATTATTATTTTCCATGATTACCGTTTTTGGGTGTTATGAATTTTGTGTATCGAATGATTGACATAATATCTTAGTTCTTTGTTTAATTTTTCGGCAAGTTCTTTTGCCTCACCAAGTGTTAAATCACTACCAACAGTTCTTTCGTAATGATCGTCGAAATATCTTCTAACTTCATATCTATCATTACTTGTGTCTATTGCTGTTTTATTTTCCATGATTAAATGTTTGAGGGTTTATTAGGTAGTGGCATTGATTTCCATCTTCTGTATAATTCACCCGTAGAAACATATTCTTGAGGGCTAACGCCACTATCCCACCAACCCTCGTTGTACATTGAATATCTTCTTTGGTTGTAAATCCAATAATGAAAATCAATAGCTTCTTTTTTTACTTTTTCTTCCCATCCCTGCCTATTGAGGGAGGCGGCATGAGATTCTTTGGCATATTGTAAAAGGCTTACGATTCCATTATAGCCAGCGATATATTGATTATCTTCTGACTCGTCTTTAAGCATTGCAATCGCCCTATCAATGTAGATATTGGCATCAACTTTATTTCGTTCAATAGTAGGTGTCATAGTCTTTTATTGTTTGTAGGTTGAATTGAAATATTCGTAGGCTGCGTCATTTTCAGAATACTGGTCGTCGTTCCCAAGCCCATTGAGCCAAGCATTTACTATCTGGGTCTTTTCTTTTTCTAAAAGGTATTTAGCCTCGTCCAGAATATCTTTTTGTGACCCTCTGTTATCCAGAATAAACTGAATTAAATCCATCATTGCCGTCTTGGTAGGCTTGTCTTGTGTCATATATTTAATTTTAAAAAGGGGATCGGCCAAACCAAATCCCCTGCTACTAAATATCATCTTGCTTAGTTTCTATCATTTCAGTCTGCTCCAAATTCGGCAAGTAAGATCCGCTACGACCTGTAATATCTTTCGTTTCCTGGTTTCTGAAATCATTACTGAACTGTTTCCAAAGTTTCCCGTAGTCAGGTAGTCGTTTGATCCGCTCGTAGGCTTCGTATGGTTTACCGAAGTAATCTAACTTAGTTACTTTAGTGTGGTCGGGTAAGATCCAGTCGGAGGGGCGTTGGGTGTCTGACATGGGGGTTAATTTAAACAGTTATGAAAATGAATTACCTTAAACATTGATTGCATAATAAAAGAATGTGATTTGAATGGAGCTTTATTGTGATTACCTAACACTCCAACATATATAAATCTAAGATGAGCAAACTTAGTTGCGTCAAATTGGTAAACTGCGAAGTGGTTCATATAAATATATTTTAAAGGTTAGAAATAGATTTTGCAGAAACTTTCATACCACAGTTTTTAAGCTCTTCACGAATAGCCTTAGAACGTTTTTTCATTCTGTATTCGTTTTTAGTTAATTTCTTTTTTGTGTACTTCATAATCTTAGGTTTTAAAAGCCGCCCTACTTTCGATTCGGGCGAACTCTAACTATTTAAATTCCTTCATAATGACCATAACGATCAGAAGGATCATATTTATCAGCTTCGTCCATTTCTTGTTGAAAAATTTGGTCATATATAGCCTGACCTTTTGCATTGTAACCATTCCATCCAGACAGCTTTTTGTGCAATGCTTTCCCGTTATCGGTAGGTTTAACATTAACACTAAGATTTGCAGACATAAAAGCAGTAAACCAATCTTGCTTATTAAGCCATTGTTGATACCATTTAGGAGTATCACAAAAGCGTTGGCCTTTAAATTTGCCGAAGGTTAGAGTAGTTGTCATTTTGTTAGAGTTTAATTGTGAATTGATATGTAAATATAGTATTATATAACATATAATCCCAAAAAAGTTATTAACATTCTGGAAGCACCCCCTCAGTCAGTGCTTTAGTAAGATCAGGATATTTGGTAAGAATCTTCTTTTTGTCCGACCCCCTTATATATACATATTCAGTCTTAACTTTATCACTTTCTTTTGGACGGCCTACTTTTTTCTTTTTTGCCATAATAGTAATTTTATACAATATTAAAGTTTTTTTATTATATAGTAAAATAAATTTTTTAGTTTCAAAAGTATTATATAATATTGCTTTCTAAACTCAAACAAATGGACATCACCCAACAAATAATCAACATCACAAAAGCCGGAGCTTACGATGTAGTAGTTAATCACAGAAACGAACTACTGGAAGAAAACGCAAAGTTGAAAGAGCGTGTTAAGTATCTGGAAAACCTGATCAAAGAATATTCTGATAAAATGTTAAACCAAATAAAATGATCTACGCATTCCTTCTCTCCGTCATCATCAACATCCTTCTCTGTTCATGGATCGCTATAATAACTACGAAACAGAGCAGGATAGAATCAGATTTCGATGAACATGATATTTATAATAATTAATTTATGAAAGTATTAATACACTTTGAAGGTGATCCATCAGTAGGAATATTTTCTTACTCATTCGATATGACTATTCCAGAATTTGAGCCAGAATATAGAGAAGATACAAGGGCAATGATTAAAAATCTTTATACTGAATTAGATGGAGAATTTTATCCAAAAGTATATTTTGAAGATGAAAAATATTAAGTTATGAATGAAATGTGTAAAAATTGTGGCGCATGGTGGGGATTACACCATTATGAAACAAACCAATGCCCGCTTAACGGAGTTGAAGAAATAAGGGAAGGACATAAACAGCAATATGCAAGCACTATTTTTGAGCCTGAAAATACGGTAGCATCATTACCTATTGTTATAAGTGACTTAAATGTAGTTGAATTTTCAAGTTCATTATATGATAAGTGGACTTTAAAAATAGATGGCAGAGAAATTATGACAAAAGATTTATTTATGTTAGCAATTCAAGATATTATTAAACCTCTAAATTTTAAACAATGCAACTCCAAAAAGCGACCCGGAAGAAATCAAAGCTACGGCTGAATCTATCCGGCCCGGCTGGTAGCGGGAAAACCTACTCAGCGTTACTGATGGCAAAAGGTCTTATCGGATCTTGGGATAAGATAGCTGTAATTGATACAGAGAATGGCTCAGCCTCGCTGTACTCCCATTTAGGTGACTTCAATACTATTGACTTACAACCACCCTACACACCTGAAAGGTATAATGAGGCAATAGATGCTTGTATATCCGGTGGTATTGAGTGTATCATTATTGATAGCAGTTCACACGAATGGTCTGGTACTGGTGGCTGTATAGAGATCAATGAGAAGTTAGCTCAAAGTAAATTTAAGGGCAATACCTGGTCAGCATGGAGCCAAACAACTCCCCGTCATGACAGCTTTGTTAATAAAGTTCTACAAGCTCCTGTCCATATTATTACTTGTACTCGTAGCAAGATGGAAACTGTAATGACCGATGATAAGAAGGTAAAGAAGTTGGGGATGAAAGATATTCAGCGTGAAGGTTGGGAATACGAACTTACAGTATCATTGAATATTGACAGAGATACTCACATGGCTATGGCTTCAAAGGATCGTACTAATTTATTTGAAGGAAAAGATCCGTTTGTGATTACTGAGAAAATAGGTAAGGCCATATTGAAGTGGTGCGAGACAGGGGTTGAAGCAGTAAAGCCAGACAAGGGTGGACCTAACGAACACTTCTACGAAACCTGGCAGAAAGAAGTTGATTCAATGGACACAGCAACCAAACTTCGCCAGCTGTACGACGTTCACGCAGCAACGGTATCTGAAGATGAGAAACTGAAAGGGATGTTCAAAACTAAACAGGCAACTTTTAAAACGCAAGCGGTATGAAATCAACCGATATCTTTATAGCTAACTATTTCGCACTTCCAGGTTTAAAGTTTGATGTTAAGTTTTTCGGGACTAAAAGTGTAACTAAGATCATAAATACCGTATCACAATTCTTAGATGTTGATATTTCGTTAATGAAAAAGAAAACCAGAAAGCGTGAGATAGTTGAGGCAAGACAGATAGCAATGTTTTTTATGCGGAAGCATACAAGGAAAACATTAAAATATATCGGTACTATATTCGGTGGTCGGGATCATACTACTGCATACCATGCTTGGAAAACTGTTAACGATCTCTGTTTCTCTGACGAACAATATAAACAACGTTTACTTCAAATTGAAAATTTATTATGATAGAGTTGCTGCGTATAGATTGCATGGAGTATATGAAAACAGTCCCTGATAAGTTCTTTGACTTAGCTATTGCAAACCCCCCTTATGGAATAAATGCTGCCAATGATAATAGATTTAATACTAAGTCAAGGGGTGCTGGAAGTGCAAGAAAAAACTATATAAAAAAGAATTGGGATATATCAATACCAGATGATGAATATTTCAATGAGATTTATAGAGTATCTAAAGAGCAAATTATTTGGGGTGCAAATTACTTCGGATTAATTGGTGGAATGTTGTTTTGGCATAAAAACCAAACATCTTACACATCATCAAATGGGGAGATTGCATTTTTATCTATGAAGTATGGGATTGATTATGTAAATATTCTTTGGCATGGGGCATATCAGCAAAATATGAAGAGTAAGGAAAGACGTATTCACCCAACACAAAAACCAGTTGAACTTTATAAGTGGCTGTTAAAAAACTATGCTAAAGAGGGAGATAATATATTCGATTCTCATGGTGGTTCAATGTCAATAGCAATAGCCTGCCACGATATGAAATTTGATTTAACCCTTTGCGAAATTGATAAAGATTACTATGATGCAGGAGTAAAGAGATATGAAAACCATAAAAATCAGTTAACAACAGATATTTTTTTTAAATAATTTATTATGATCAAACTTAAAACAGAATCACTACGCCAGTTCCAGAAACGAGCCGTTCAGCTTACTACTAACACCCTCTTACCTATACTAACCAATCTGAAGCTGAGTTACTCTGGAGATATTTGCACTTTGACTAAGAATAATATCGGGGCTGTAATCGTAGGGCAAGTTGAAGCTACTGGAGATGCTTGCAACATTCTTATTAACGAACGGATATTTTTTGCAATAGTATCTTCAAGCAAGCAAGAGTTTATTGAGATCCAAGTTGAAGCAGACCGCATTCTGATTATTGATAGTGATAAAACTTACTTGCCTATCGAAGATATAAATCAATTCGTCAGTCCGCCAGAGTACAGTTCAGAAGCTGATGCATTTAAGTTCCGACAGAATCATCTGAAAGCTATCCGTATTGCATCTAACTTCACTAACGATTTACCATCAGCTGGATTTATGCAGTTCGTTCATACTTCAGGTGAAAACATATTCGCTTTCCATACTAACTATTTTTATATTAACGGATCGTTTAAAGGATTACCAGTAGCAAGTCTGCGAAGTGAAGAAATAAAAATATTGTCTGAGATAGATGAAATTGAGTTTATGGATCTTCCTAATCATCACGTTTTCTTTACTCCTGGTTATGAATATATTTTCACAAAGACTGAAGCCGCTATGCCAAAGTTGGACGCGGTGTTCGCTTCGCTGAACTTACCAGGTAAAAACTTTACTTGTAATACTTCAGACTTGGTAGATTTCATTCAACGCGCTAACTTAGTTTCGGATTCGGAAATAGCACAATGCTCAATGACTTCTGCCGGGATGTTTCTGCAACTAAAGATTGATGATGCAAATTATTCTCGTTCTAACGAACGATTGATTAGTAGTACAGGAGAACCCGATGAATGGACATTTAACAGTCGGGTTCTTTTAAATCCTATGCGAGCCATACCTTATGAGATACTTAACGCAAAGACAAATCGTAATTATTTAATCATTCAAGCCGGTCAAGAGTGGTACTCGTTTGCTGGCATGAGCAAAAATTAATATAATGAAAAAAGAACTAAAACAACTTAGAGACATTATTGAAGAGTTTCAGGATATTGAAAATCCATATTCAGAGAAACTTGAAAAGTGTATTACTTTAATAGATACTATTGAAGATGATATGCAAGAACTTGTTGACGAAGTAGATACCTTAAAAGGAGAGCTGGATGATGCAAATACTGAAATTAGTAACTTACAAGATGCAGAACCTGATTACGGTAACAGTGTTGATTTAGGTCTTGATACTATCCACTACAAACTCGAATCAGGCAACTTAAAAGTATCTCAACAACTTGAATCAGCATTTAATCTTATAAAATTATGAACGACGATCTATTCGGAGACGTAATGAAACAACCAGAAGGTGAAGAGTGGCGAGAGCATTGGAAAGGTATGCCAGAGTTTAAGCAGCTTGATGCAGAGCCTTGGAAGTCAGTCGTAGTACATTTTGAGGATGAGAAAGCGATGCTGGACTTCGCTAAAATGATGGATCAGAAAATCACATTCAAAACACCGTCGATATGGTACCCTAAAGTTGACAGAGTAGCCGCTATTGATAAAATATGGACTGACAAAGTATGAACCCCAGACATCCTATCTATGTAATATCTAAGGGCCGCTCTGAGTCGCGCCTAACAGCTCGGGCACTGGAGATGATGAGAGTACCATACCAGATTGTAATTGAGCCCCAAGAGCTGGAACAGTACTCACAGGTAATTGATCCGGCTAAAATACTCGTATTGCCTTTCTCAAACTTAGGGCAAGGCTCTATCCCGGCCAGAAACTTCGTATGGGAGCACTCTTTTGGACGATCCACGCACCATTGGATTCTTGATGATAATATCAATGGCTTTGGTAGGCTGACCGGCAATATGAAGATCCACGTCGATTCAGGCACTATTCTACGAGCAGCCGAGGATTTCGTGGACCGCTACGAGAACATTAGTATGGCAGGGTTCGAGTATGATTACTTCCTGCCACGCAAGGTTAAGGTCGATCCTTACCGGCTTAATACCAGGGTTTACTCGAATATTCTGATTAAGAACGATCTACCATTCAGGTGGCGGGGAAAGTATAACGAAGACACCGATCTATCGCTTAGAGTGCTGAAAGCAGGGTATTGTACCGTATTATTCCAAGCATTTATAGCCTACAAAGTACCGACTCTAATGATGAAAGGCGGTAATACTGATTCGGTTTATGCCACTGGAGATAAGAGGCGAGAGTTTGCTGAATCTCTGAAAGCTCAGCACCCAGATGTAACTGAGGTAGTATGGAGATACGGCCGTTGGCATCATGATGTAGATTACAGAAGGTTTTCGTATAATAAACTGATTAGAAAAACCGGAATTAAGATACCTACTGAAGATCAGTACCCTATGGAGATTAAAAATGTTAATAACTTTATTTGATTTGAGTATACAGCATTCAAGATAAGTAGTATATTTGTCAAAACTTAAAATTATGAAACAGTTTACAGTTAGAGAAACTCAATATTCGGATGGTAGCTTTGGTTATTTCATGGAAATAAAAAATGGTGGAGTTGCTGAGTTAACAAAAAAGTCTTTCAAAAATATTATAACTGCTGGATTTCTTAACATAGATATGAAGAAATCTAAAGTTATTCAAGGATCGAAACGCCGTAATGTTATCCATACTTATTATGTCTAATACTAACACCCACGGTGGATCCAGACCTAACTCTGGCCGCCCTAAAGAAAAGCCGACCAAGGTATTACATTTCAGAGTGCCATTGAAGAAAGCGGCTACATTAAAATTTCTTATTAAAGAACTTATAAAACGAGTTGTTAAATGAAAACATACGAAGATAACGGCTTCAGATATTTCTGGGATTATCATATAAAAATGTGGACTATTTACCCAATAGATAAAGAAGGCAATCAGTTAAGTAAAGGCGCAGAGCATTATGGCTATAAAGAGCAGTTAATAAAGAATTACCCACAACTTAAATTTAAAGTATATGGCAGACTTTAAACACTTAGGATATTTTAAAGAGTTTTATATTGGTAATAAGTTTATTGGTAACTTATCGCTAAATGAGCCAGATCGTGAATTAACTGGTTATGCAGGCAGAGTATTTGAAACTACGACTGATCAGGTTATTCTTGAGAATGGTAAGAAAATTAAAGCCGGTACCAAGATAATGACCATGGTTTATCCTTTAAACGGAAGAAAGTTATGAAGCCTATTATCCCCAACATTATCTTTAAGTCTGCTTTATGGCTACGGCAGAACGATATGGATTACGAGGCGAAGTATCTGGTGCAGTATTATATGCTAACAGAGAGGCAGCAACAAATCTTTAATATGATTAACGATAAACAAATCTTCGGTGTAGTAGAAGGTAAGATGGAGGGTAATCATGGGTAATTGGAAACTACGCTACGCAGAAGCGCATAAACAATGGCAGTTGAAAGAATATCCTGCAAGCTGTAAAGACTTCGGATGGATCTCGCCTAAATATCCTGATGTAAGAACTTCCAACGGCCTTACACGAATGATATTATATTTTCTAAAGTGGGAGGGTTGGAGGGCTACGAGAGTAAGCTCAGCAGGTAGACTGGTAGCGAAGAATGAAAGAATGCCGTCAGGTATAGTATTGCAAGGTAAGGGTTGGATCCCTTCAACTACACGGAAGGGTTCAGCAGATATTTCAGCTACTATACGCGGTAAGTCTGCAATGTTTGAAGTAAAGATTGGACGTGATAAACCTTCAGAATATCAGCTTAAAGAGCAAGAGTTGGAAAGAAAAGCTGGAGGGGTTTATGAGTTTGTGCATGATGCGGATGAGTTTTTCGAGTTATATGATAAATTGTTATTATCTTAGAGTTGGCGACACAAATAAAATCATTATAATGTTAAGGGGGTCGCGGTCATGAGTTTCAACACTCATCTCCTACGGTGTCGCTACCCGGCCCTCTTAACTTTATACTAAAGCGGCACCATGGACATAAAAATTTTCTCGGATCTCTTCGAGATTGGACTTCACCCCCTTCCAATTTTTTGGGATATAGAAAAGAAAACAGCAACAGGTTATCCTGAACACGTTACTGATGTTCAGTCAGGTAATGGTAAGCATGATTTGAATGATGTTAAACGATGGCTACAAAACATAACAAATGCAAATGGTATTGCACTGAAACTATATCCGCCTTTCTTCATGTTTGATTTTGATTTAAAGAATACTACTGATAAAACAGTTTTTGATCACTGGCTTAAAAAAGTAAATGCTACAAATTCTGACGTACTAAGTAAGTTATGTATTGAGAAAACAAGGTCAGGTGGTTATCATGTATATGCAAAGTTTTCACAAGTATCACATAAGAAAATGTTGGCTGCTTCTGAAGATGGTAAAGAAGTTATCAGTATTTACACTGGTGGTTTATTATCGTTCTGCTATCCTACTCCTGAGTATAATTTAATCCATAATGATTTTACTGATATAGAAGAACTAACACAAGATGAGTTCGACCTATTAACAGCGTGTGGGCTTTTCTTTAATAAGTACACACCTAAAGATGGCGAGTACGTTCCTGGCGAAGTAATTGATTACCCGATAGAGTACGAATCAATCGCAATGCAGTTTGATAATAAGTGTACTGATGATTTATTTGAAAAACTATTAAACACTCTTGAATTATTCCCTGTTAAAGATCAAAGAGCAAAGCGAGTTAAAGACGGAGCTACATATTTTTTCTACTTACGTAAAGGGTCGGTAGCAGCTTATTCAGCAAAAGCACGGTTTGATAAAAAGCGGTTATTTATTTTCTCTGGTAGTTTTATTAAGTTCCCAAACTTTCATACAAGAATAAACGAAGCAGATAAATCATGGAGACTTACACCAACGAAAATAATATTCTACTATTTTGATAAAGATTGGGGTAAGACTATTGATACTATAAGAGAACTATCTGAAGAGTATAAAATTGAATTAGTAGAAACGAGTAAAGCTAAACAACCAATTCAAGATAGGCTAAAATTCCCATATGATATATTCCCAGAATCGGTACAGCAATATATTTTCTGTCAATCTATACAGCATGAGTATTTAGCGGCTGCAATATTATCTGCTATTAGTACAACTATTGGAAATTCTGTTGTATTATACCCAATGCCTGGTTATAGAGTGAAATCAATTTTATATATGGCAATAGTAGCTCCTCCCGGAGCAAGTAAGACGCCTGCAATAAATAAAGCATTTGAGCCTATTGAAAGAATAGATCAGAAGATGTTTGAAGAGTACGAAGCAAAAATGATTGATTATAAAAAGTTACTTACAGAGTATGAACAGAATAAAAAGAGCGGAGGCGAAAAACCTGAGCAACCTTTCTTCCCTCAGACTTTAATAAAGGATAGTACTATCGAGATGGTTGCAAAGATTCTTACGTTTAATAAAAACGGATGCTGTCTACTTGCTGATGAGCTGATTGGTTTTCTTAATAGAATGAATCAGTATAAACAGGGTGATGAGATCCAGAAATGGTTGGAATTATGGTCAGGCTCGTCTATACTTATTCAACGGGTGACGAGAGAAGCAAATAAAATCCCTGATGCTTGTTGTTCTATCTTAGGAGGTATACAACCAGGAGTTGTAGACGCTATGGGTAAAGATGAGAATCAGTACAATGGTTTTTATCATCGTTTCTTATTTGTCTACCCTGAGCCATGGACTAAAGTTGAGTGGAAACAGATATTCGTACCTGAATCAGTACAGGATTCATTTTACTACTTATTTGAATCTCTTTATAAGTTAAGATCAGAAGATCAGATGTATTATTTTCTATCTGATAAGGCTAACGAGATATATAAAGAATGGTTCGACGGAAAGAATAAATACTATGATAAATCAGATAATGATAATGTAAAAGGTATTATTGCAAAGTACCAGGATTACTGCCTTCGTTTCTCGCTTATTATACAAGTAGTAACTGATGGGAATAAGAGATCAACAATAGTTACCCATCTTTCAATGGAACGAGCCATACGGCTTACAGAGTACTTCCTTGGAAACATAAATAAAATACTGAAAATACTTTCGCCTGAAAGCCCTGTTGATAAGTTAGACCCTAAATGGAAAGCTATTTATGACGAGTTACCAGAGAATTTTACGACAAAGACAATTGTAACAGTTTCTATGGCTAAAGGTAACAGTCCAGCTGTTACTAAGGTCGTTTTAGGGCGTTGGACAGGTAAATTGGTTCAGAAAACCAATAGAGGTGAGTATGAAAAGATTTTTTAAGTGAATTTTAATCGTATAACTGATTGATAATCATATATAGTAACATCGGTAACAGCAAAGTAACAGAGTAGTGTTACCTTTTAATGATTGATAATCATAGTAGTTATACGGATAGTAACAAAGTAACAGTAAACTATTAAGAGTAAAAAACTTTATATATATAGTAGTTACTTTTACAGACAGATACCCCGAAAAAACTGTTACTTTTGTTACTTTAGCTAATAATCAAGCAGTTAGCTGTTACTTTGGCTGTTACCTTTATGTTACCACTGTTACTTTGAAGTAATTTGTAAAATGTTTATAACTTTACATTAATGGACATTATAAAAAAGGCTATGCTGGATGCGATGAGTAAATCTTACGGAATTATTTCATACGCAGCAGAAGCAGTTGGTATAAGCAGGCAGACACATTATAACTGGATAAAAGAAGATCCAGAATATGCTTTGGCTATTGAGAATGTGAATGAAGCTGCTATTGATTTTGTTGAAGGTAAGTTGCGTGAGAAGATTAATGGAGTTACTATCGGAAAGATTCAAGATGGTGAGTTGGTAACTTACGAACAACCACCTTCAGATACTGCAATAATATTCTACTTAAAAACTAAGGCTAAGAAACGTGGCTACGTAGAACGTACTGAAGTTTCACCAGTAGATCCAGACGGTAACGCAGTTCAACCTATCATAAACATAAACGTAATAAGAACGAAGAAAGAAATTGATGATTCGTTGTAAACTAAGTTGGTTAATGGTTTTTTGATAAGAGTCCTGGAGTTTCTACTTCGGGACTTTATTATAAATGCGAAACCCCAATAGAGAATTGGGGTCGTGCGAGAAATTGACTAATTGTTTATGAAACAGACAAGCACCACTGCTTAAAGTCTATTACAAAATAAAGTTAGTAACATTTATACTATCTATGAAATATTTTATTTACTTTAGTCCTCTAAACTGCATTGTGCCGCAGATGATCAAAAAATATAACGATAATAAAGGTAGTACATTAACTGCGTCTCCATCTTCGGGTGACGGCGGCACAACTTTTAGTGTACTGCCCTTACTATTAAAACATAAGTTATGAATAATCCAGTTTATGAAGTCATTGGTATAGTACCAGGTAAAGACGAGCCAAAAAGAATTGTATTACATGATGATTGGGGCGGGTATAGTAGAAATGATGCTATGGACTACGCCGCAATGTTTCATGGAATAGACCAAATAATTTCTATCAAGCAAGGGACTTTAGACAAAGGCGTTTTTATTCCTTCACCAACTTTTGCAACTATTTAAATTTACATATATGTCAGACATCACAACCGAAAAGAAACCCCGCGCCAAACGAACTGTTAGAAGTTCTGAAGTTGTAACTAAGAGTGCGTTAGCTTTGCCACTGCAACAAAGAGTTGATCTTGTAGAAACATTAAGGGTCTCCATTGATATGGAGGTTGAAGGATTAAAAGCTGCTGCTGATCAAGCAGAGAAAATTGCGAAACGATCTTAAATTTATTTACTATGCGACTAGACATCTATCATCACATGGTTTACGATGACAACTGTAAAGAGTTGGACATAAAACAGTCTCTCAATTCAATTTTTAATATTCTAAAACAAATTAAAATGGAACAATCAGAATTAGCGGCGCAATTAACCGCACTTACAGAACAAACAGAGAAAGCCAAAGCAGAGATCCTGGCTAAGTTAGCTGACCTGGATGCAGCATTACAAGCAGCAGATGATGTAACGCCTGAAGTGCAAGCAGCTTTTGATGCTTTAAAATCTTCTGTACAAGGTGTTGATGACATCGTAGCTGATGCACCAACTCCGACTGTGTAACTCATAGCCCTGAGTAATCGGGGCTATTTAAACTAATCATCATGCGCTTCACCCTCTTCATACTAATCTGCTGCATCATTGCTTCACTGTGTTCGTGTACAGATATGCGAAAGAATCCGTCAGTAACTTATACTGAAATTGTAGACGGGTGCAAATATGTTATTATGAGAACAACAAACGGAGTTGCTATGGTTCATGCTGGTGATTGTAGTAATAAGATTCATAGTAGTATTATAGTGCCATCACCAAGTGTATTTTTATCAGTAGATACTATTTCAACATCATTTATCAAAATACGGAAATGAAAAATAAATATATTTTATTCCTATTCGCTTTGATTATAATCTTAGGTTGTTTATGTAGCTGTACTAAAGGTTGGGAAGATATTTCAGAGATGCCACCGCCTAAGAAAGTTTTCATAATCAGTAAACGATTTACTTCTGAATGGATTTACTTGAAAACTGTTACAGCAGAGATTAAAGGTGTAGATTGGCAGCCGTACTATAATCAGAAACCTGATACATTGATTTCAACTTGCTCGATAGATAAAATTGATTCATTGTTTAAGATTGAAATACGGAGCTACGATATAAGATGACATCCAAACTCCTCACCATAAAACTATTCTACAATTTGGCTACTCAAACTTTCTATATCCAGTTAGGAGGTACTATTTACCAAGCTCCTGATAAATGGATAATGGAGATCAAGAAACGTGAAGGGTTGGATATTCGTAATGTTAGAGATATTAAGGATATGCAGGAAATAAGTAATAATGATAAGGTATGAAAAAGATTAAAGAAACAAGTATGAGTATAATAGCTGATAAGTACATTGAGAAACTCAGAATATCATCTTCGTCTATTGATAAACGCAGAGATATAGACAGAAGGTTAGGGTTTGTTGCCGGGTGGAAAGGCGCTGAAGAAATAACAAATACTTATATTGATCTTTTTGAAAATTGTAATAAAAGACTTAATGAATTAATTGAAGAAAATGATAGGTTAAAAAATCTTATTGAAAAAATGTATGTAGATCATTGGAGGCATAGGGTATCTAGTAAACCATTAGTAGATACGTTACGTCAATTCAAACAAGATAATAACCTATGACAGTCGCATACCCCCTCAAATCCCAATCTGACTACTCAGAACTAAAGTACTCGCTAAGATCAATTGAAAGATTTTATAGAGGTAATGAAGTTGTAATCATTGGCAGTAAGTTACCGGACTGGATTGATAACGTAACCTGGATAAGGGTTGAAGATATACCGAATAGGAAGCAATTAACGATCAAGTACAAAATATTAGCAGCGTTAGAATATACAGATGAAATATATTTTATGAACGATGATGTTTTCTTACTTGAGCCGCCTACATTCAAATATTACTATCACGGTGATCTGGCTTCAGTAGGTGAATCAGGAGCAAGGCCGTTACTGAAGCAGTTGCAGTCATTCGGTAAACCAACTAAGAATTTCGATGGTCATTTCGCACTGGTATATCGTAAAGACTTTGCGAAGGTATTGGATAACTTTGCACATGATGTAATTGTGAAGAGTGCGTATTGCAATTATTTAGAGATCGAAGGTGAGAAGATAGCTGATAATAAAATTATTGGTAAGAAAGTAGATGTTAAACAGTTTATCAAAGATCGTTCATCAATATCAACTGGTGAGAGTAGTTGGGCAGTAGTGCAGCCTGTAGTTGCGGAGATATTTAAACAGAAATCAATGTATGAGAAATGATTCAGAACGTACCACTCAGTTTTTATTGTTCACGTCTAGACGCGGGCGAAAACTTTAAGTTCCTTCGCTTCGGCGATGGTGAGTTTCATTGTTACTTAGGTAGTGATATTGTAATTGGTAAGAACGAGCATGATGTTTACCCGGCGTTGACAAATAAGATAAGATCAATAGTTGATAATTTAAACCCTTCTCACTTTAATGCTTTACAGCCATATAGTTTAACTATACCGGAATTTCAATCTATCATACCAGATATTAATTGGCTTAATGCAGACGTATTTCATAACGCTTCTGAAGCGGGTGAGTTAGCTCCGTTCTTTAGGTCGTTGAGCAAACGGGATGTTGTATTGGTTAGTAACTGGGAGAAAAGGAAGTTCAATAAGTCTTGGGGATTCTTGGAAGTTATAACCAGGAATAGCTTCGATGATTACGAATGGGTATTGGAAGGCGTTACCAAATACCCAAAGAATACGGTATTTTTATTCGCGGCATCCCGTCTATCAGTCCCGGTTATCTATGACGGGCCTGAAGATTGTACTATGATTGATATTGGTTCGTTATTAGATCCATATATTGGGAAGATAACGAGAAGGTATCATACGAAAATGACTGAAGAGATAATGAAACGTAACTTAGAAATATGACAATCGGCTTTCTCATACGAACAGGCGGAATATTCGGATCAGTCAGAGAAGTGATCGAGAACGGTAACGTACTTACTGACTTAGGCCACGATGTAACTATTTACACAGATCACGGTAAAGACTTAGGTTGGTTGCCGAACATCTGCCAATGGGAATCTAACGAGAAAATAAAGCCGCTAGATTGTTTAATATTCATTGATGACCCTGATGAGAAATATTACGAATTATTTAAACGAGCTGAAGCGAAAGTAAAAGCCTATTGTATGTTGGGGTTTGATAAATCCAGAATCAACGGGCAGTTTGTTTCACCAGTTCATCACGAATTAATAACTAACTACTGGCCGATGGCTGATTCTGATTGGCAGTTGGAGATCATTAGGTACTTCAACCCGGATTGCGGCCCGTCAATCGGTGGTATCAATACAACTCAATTCAAACCAGTAGTAAGAAAGAAGATGTTTGATGTTTCGTGGTCTAATGATCCACGCCCTCGTAAGGATAGCAAGACTGTAGCTGCTGCAATCGGGAAGATCAGTAATAAATCATATTACCGTAAAGGTATCAAGCAAGACGACTTAAAGAAGTTCCTCTGCGATAGCCGTGTCTTTGTAGACGGTCACGTCAGAGGCGGGTGGTGTAATCCAGTAGCTGAAGCAATGGCCTGTGGCGTGCCTGTAGTGTGTACAGAGACGCCCTGTAACTCTTCATTTGCGATAGATGACTTTACTTGTATAAGGGTTAAAGAAGGTGATAGTGTTGGGATGAGAGCGGGGATATTGAAGTTGCTGAGTAACGAGCAGTATGCAAAGTATCTTTCCGGTAATGCTCTGGATCTTATTAGGAAGTTTGATTACAGGATTGTGGGGAAACGATTATCTGAAGCAATAATAAGCAAGGTTAATGCAGCCACTAATTAATATACTGATCCGAACTTCACAGAGAAAGTTTTTATTTGAGAGATGTTTAGCATCTATTATATCGCAAACGTATAAGAATATCAGGATAATTGTTAGTTATGATTTTGAATGTAATTATATTCCTGATTGGTGTGATAAGATAAGAGTGCAGAAAGGTGATAGTGGTTATTACTGGAATCTTTATTTGAATGAACTTAAAGAGAAAGTTAATGAAGGATGGTTTATTATCATAGATGACGATGATTTCATTTACTCAAAGTCTGCAATCGGGGATATAGTTAAGCACTTAACAAATCCAGAAGTTGGTATTATCTGCCAGTTCCTTCGTGGTCAGATGCGAAAACCTGGATTGGTTCAGATGAGAAATAAAACCATTAAACGTGGATTAATTGGTATGCCTTGTATTATCTTACATTATAGTAAAAAGAATATAGCTATGTTCGATGGACTACCAGCAGCGGATTATAGATTTATTCAAGACGTATCGAAAGTGTTACCGTTAGAATGGGTTGAGAAAGTAATTGTAAAAACTGATCGGATAGGGAAAGGGAAACCGCACAATGTTACACATAATAGAGCCATACGATAACGAAAAGAACTTAGGCAGAGCTTACAACGAAGCTATGAAGTACTACAATGCTGATGATTGGGTATGCTTGAAAGATCACGACACTTTGTTTCTGCTTCCAGATACTATCCGTCATATATCACGTTATACTGAGTTGAATCCTAATGCTGGGATATTGACTTGTTACACGAATCGTTTGGCTAATGGGGAGCAGTTAACGGGCGCAAGATGTAGCGAAAATGATTCTATACGAAATCATATTGTAATTGCGAAAGGGGTGGAGGTGATGTTGTATGATACTACCTTACTACTAAAACCTATCTCCGGTTTCTTAATGGTAATCCGTAAGAGTACTTGGGATCGTGTTAAGTTCGATGACGGTTGTCTCGGAGTTGATAACAAGTATCATTTGAAAATAGTTGCTGCCGGTATGGATGTATTACGGATGAATGGAATTTATGTTTGGCATACTTATAGGTTAATTAATGGAGTTAGAGATAAAAAACATTTGATATGAATGATGATATGCTGATAGCGGGTGCGAGTAACATGGCTTCGCATTTCAACCCAATGAATATAAGTCGTTCCAACCTCCTGAGGGCAGTAATGTACCCAAGAGCAATATCAGGCAAGGTTACTTATCATCATTCATCCAAATATGTCTAACAAACCCTTCCAAATACGAATGGATGAACTACATCCGGCGCAACATACAATAATGGAAGAGCGCAGAAGATTCAACACTTTAAAATGTGGAAGAAGATTCGGTAAAACTAAATTAGCTGAAGAATTATTATTATCACCTGAAGATAGAAGCAACGGAGCTTTGAATGGTTATCCTGTTGCTTATTGTGCGCCTACTTATAAAATGGTAATGGAAGTATGGAGAGCGATTAACGGAATAGTTTACGGAGTTACTAAAAGCAAATCAGAAACTGAGAAACGAATTGAGCTAGTAGGTGGCGGCACTATCAATATGTGGTCAATGGATTCGGCAGATTCAATAAGGGGTAATAAATACAAACGTATTATAATTGATGAAGCTGAAATAGTTGCTGATCTTAAAAACTCATGGCAACGGGTAATCAGGCCAACACTTACGGATATGAAAGGTGATGCCTGGTTCTTATCAACTCCAGCATTTGGCGAAAGTTATTTCAAATCATTATGCAGACTTGATAATGAGAAGTGGATGAACTGGAAATATTCAAGCTATGATAACCCATATTTAGATCCAGCAGAAATTGATGAAGCTAAAGAGCAGCTTGATGAAGAGGTTTTTAATTGTGAGTATTTAGCAGAAGATGTTTCGCTGGCAGTTAATAAATTTATATACAAATTTGAAAGAAATAAACACATTGTTGCGGGACTTCAACCGCTCCCGTTCTTACCTATTATACTTTCATTCGATTTTAATGTGGAGCCTATCACTTGTATGGTAGGTCAATGCGATGGGTTGAATAAAGTTAGAATATTAGACGAGTATAGGTTAATGAATAGCGATATTGAGGAACTATGCGCAAGAATATTTTCTGACTACTCAGATAGGATGCTATTAGTTACAGGTGATGCTTCTGGGATGAATAGAACGGCATTAAAAAGGGATCTCAATTATTACAAAGTAATTCAAAGCAAACTGAAGTTAGGTATTCATCAGTTTAAAATACCTTCAGCCAATCCGAGAATAAAGAACACAAGAGTATTGTGTAATTCGTTACTAAGTAAGCATACCGACTATTTGTTTTCTGATCGTGTGCCATACTTAGTTGCTGATATTGAAAGTTGCGAAGTAGATGCTCACGGTGATATTGATAAGTCAAAAGATAAGCACAAAACGCACTTACTTGATGCGTGGCGGTACTTTAATTGGACTTTTCTTAGTAAATTTATCAATCTTAAATTGTATGACAATAGCCCCGACCTACAGCGCAATGGAGATTAAAGATATGTGCATTAACTTTTCACTGGAATATAGTATCTTTAAAACTATTGTTGATATAATCGAAGATGAGTTTGAATTGTATAATGATGAAGATTTAATAATTTTGATGCAAGCGAGTGTGATAATGTTTAGTAGGAGTATGTTAAAGTTATCGTTAAATAATATGAGATGAATACAATGCAGCCAACAATGCCGACAGGGTTTAATTATGTTCCTGATTACTATGTAATAGGACAAGAGTGTTATTTTGAAGGTAGTAGTCCAGTAAATCCAGAAACGTGGCCACTATTTAAAAGACTTCAAGAAAGACATGATAGATTACAACTGTTATTAAGACAGCCAATGGCTTTTAGTATAGAACTTATTAATAAAACATTTAGTCCGGTTAAGAACATGGCAACGGGAATGATAATAAGGGATGCAATATTTCAATTTCATTCTTTTATTAAAAATCTTAATGATGATCATCTTTCATTACGATACGATGATAATTATAGAAGTTTTATAATTGGTTACGATCATTTATACAATAAAGAATGTGGAAACTAGAATCAGATAACGGTAAAGAAAGAAGCTACGTAAATTCAGCTACAGGTACAAAATCTGTAATGAATTTAATGTACACTGATAAGGATGGTAATAAATGGTGGTCGTTTTCTGATCTGACTGCAATGCCATATACTAGAAATTTCGCAGCTACAAAGATTACCTCATTATATGCTTTAGGATTAAGTAAAGATGATCTGACTTCTCATATCTCTACGATGAAAACAATGTTGAAGTCTAACGACCCAGAGAAGCAAGAAAAGATGTATGCTAGTGTTCTTGACTTCGAGAGTAAGGCTAACAACGCTACTGATGCAATAAAACAAATGTCATCTCTTGTCTGCGTATATTTCACTTTAAACGACGAGCCAATAGATTCATTTGATAATAATTTGCAGATAAAGAAAATGTCACTACTGGAGGCCGACATCGAGATGCACGGTTTTTTTTTGAAACATCAGATCGGTATCACAGAACGGTATTCAGCGTTCTTAAATCAACTTTCCCAAATTGCTTCAGTGCAGTAGAAAAGAAAATTAATTCATTTAGCGAAGAGATCCAGAAAGCAGCAGATTCAGAACGATCAATGCAATTAATGATGCGAAGTATCACAAACGGGGTAATATCAGAACGTGATCGGTTGTTTCAATATACTACGGGGGAATATTACCAGGAGTTATCGTTATTCATTCAGGAAGTGGAGCAGAAAAACGAGGATTATAAGAAGTTAAATAAAAAGTAATATCTTTATCCTATCCATAACTATTAACGACAACTGGGGAGTTCTTTTTAATCGTTATGGCAGATTCAATAGAAAGAACCATTTATAAGTTAGAGATAGACGATTCGGCCTATATTAAAGGGGTTGATTCGCTAACTGCATCTACTCAGAAATTCTCCCAAGCCCAAGACGCAGCCAATAAAAAACTCGCTGAAGCCAAGATTGCACTCAAAGCCGCCTCCGACGCTGTATTACGTCAGCAACAAGAACTTGATAACGCAAATAAAGGAAGTAATACCGGAATAATTAAGCAGCGGCAGGACGCTTTAAAATCGGCTCAGGTAGAACAACAGAAACTTACTGATTTAGTTAAGCAAACTGAAATAGAATATCAGAAAGCCACGAAACTGGCAACTGATTTCGCAAACTCAACTGCAAAAGGTCGTATTGCTATCCCGCCTGTAACTCCGCAGAATATACCTCAACTGCCATTAGGTGGTACTGGATTAGGCGAAGCTGTAGGTGCTTCAGCAGCAGAGTTTGAGCAACTTCGGGGAGCTATTGCAGCAGCCGAACTGGCTTTATCTGAAATGAATCAGGAATCTGAAGAGTTTAAGGCGTTAGCTCCAGCGGTTGAAGCTGGTAAGAAAGCATTGGCCGATTACGATGCAGCCGCAGAATCAGCAGGACAATCTACTGTATCACTAAGAACACAGATCCGGCAGGGAAGGGAAGAGCTGGTGAAGATGGAGCAAGCTGGAAAGGCTAACTCAAAAGAATACTTCGAACTTGAAAAACGGGTGGCTTCATTAACTGATGCTTACGGAGATCAGCAACAACGGATTAAAATACTCGCTTCAGATACTAAAGCGTTAGATTTCGGTAAAGGTGCTATCACTGCTGCTACTGCTGCATTTTCAGCTTATACCTCAGTAGCAGTATTAGTAGGTGATCAGAATGAAGAGCTACAGAAGAAAACATTACAGCTATTTGCAGCTATGCAGTTGCTTCAATCATTGGAGCAGTTGAGTAATCTTACAAGACGGGAGGGGGTATTGGCTACGTTAGCACAATCTGGAGCACAAGCTGCTTATACGGCTGTAGTGGGGGCAAGTACGGGGGTATTGAAGGGTTTTAAATTAGCCCTGGCCGGTACTGGAATCGGTATTGCAATAGCAGCTATCACAGGACTTGTAATTGCATATCAGAAGTTAGGAGAAGCAAGTAAAGAAGCTGCTGCTGAACAGAAAGCACAAACAGAAATAGGTCAAGCTGCTGCAAGTTCATTCGCCGCTGAAGTTGTTCATTTAGATTTGATAAAGACTAAACTGAATGATGTTACTATTTCTCAAAAACAACGTACTGCATTAGCAAAAGAATATAACAAGACTGCTGAAGAGGGTAATAAAATTGATTTGAAACAGATTGATAACATTGCCTTAATTAATAAAGCTATTGATACGCAGATTGCCAAGATTAAAGAACGTGCTTTAGCAAGAGCAGCCGAAACTGTAATAGCACAAAAAGCCGAAGAGGTATTTAAAATACAAGCTGAAATTTCAGCTAAAAGCCCAGTATTGGATGTTAACCAACGCGCAGCTACTGCAAGACTTCAGGTGGAGCAGAAAACTTTAGATGATAGGGCTAACCAAGTTGTCGCTAATCGTGCTAAAATATTAGGAATAAAACCAGTTACAACTAACGAGATACTTGCATTAACTGGATTAAGTGATGAACAAATTAATGCAGGTGCAAAGAATAGCGAGAAGTTGAAACTATTACAGGATGCTTCTACAAGAGATCAATTAAGGGCAATAAATTTACGTAAACAACAAATAGCCGCTGAGAATGTCGGTACAAGTTCTGAGTTAAGAGGTTTATTTGATAGCTTAGATACTGCTCAGGATGCTTTGAATAACGCTTTAAAATTCGGAGTCGATTTTATAACAGTTGAGTCATTGTTTAAGGAAGGTGGATCAAAGATTGAGAATGTTTTTATTCAAGAACGCGACCGTTTGCTTGCTAAGATTGCAGAGTTAAGACGTTCTGAGGAAACTGGTATAAAACAAATTAACGATGAGTTCGCTGCAAAACTTACGGTTGAACAAAACCGTATTGCTCAGTTATTAAAAGAACAGAAATTAACACAGCCACAGGCTGACATACTCGTTAAACTTGCTGTTACTGCAAACCAAACAGAATTAAATAAAGCCCTTGCCGACTTCAATAAAAAAGTATTAGACGCAAGAGAGAAACTTAACGATGATCTTCGCAAACTGCAATCACAAACTACCGAAGATACCTTAAATCTTATTCAAGATGAGTTTGAAAGACGTAAACAGCTTATAGATTTCAACGAGCAGCAAGAATTAGCAGATCAAAAAGAATTTACCGATGATCGTTTAGCTGCTCTTGATCTTGATAGATTATTAATAGGTGAAGAAACATATCAAAGGGTTAAGGCAGGTATAATTGAAGCAGGTGAGCAGAATAGTCTGAACATTCTGGCTCGTTTCGCAGCTCAACGTAAAGATTTAGCTGCTGATATATTTAAACAATCTTTAGATGCTATTGGCTCAGGTCTTGATATTGGGTTAATCTTCAGAGATGAGAACCTGGCTAATGAAGTCAGAGATGCGGCAAATCGTTTCTTACAAGGTAAAATCAACTACGAGCAGTTTCAAAAAGAACTTACAGCAATTCAAAGACGTGAAGAGGGGATACGCCGAGATGCTGTACTTTCAAACCAGCGTTCCGAATTAGCTGAACTTGATCGGCATATAGCATCTATACTTGATAGAACCAGTGCTGAATATAAAGAATTAATAAGACTTAGAAATGATTTACGGGCGAAGATCGCATCAGGAGAAAAAGAGGATGCTATTAAAGATGCTGAAGATAAAAATACAGATCCTAATAAGAGAAAGGTTGATTCGCTAAACGAATACACTCAATCAATATCTCAGCTAGCAGATTCTGTAATTGCGTTCTGGCAGAAAGCTAACGAAGCCGAATCAGCAGCATTAGATAGATCAATATCATTACAAGAGAAACGAGTTGATGCAGCTATCAGAATTGCAGAACGTGGTAACGCTGCTTATCTGAAACAGGAAGAGGACAGATTAAAAGAATTACAGATACAAAAAGAGAATGCTGCTAGGAAAGAGTTAGCTATTAACGCAGCGTTACAAGCCTCTCAGTTATTAGTTGCAATTACCGGGGCTGTGGCTAAAATAGCTGACCCAGTAACCGGCCCTGCTGAAGTGATAGGGTCAATAGCGATAATAGTTTCATCACTTGCTGCTGGTTATGCTCTTGTAAAATCATTGCAGAATAACCAGCCTAAGTTTGCCAAAGGTGATACTTATGTACGCAGGGGTAACAATCCGTCAGGTGTAGATACTATTCCAGCTTGGTTGAACGAGGGCGAGGCTGTAATCCCTACTGAAACGAATAAGAAGTATCACCCTGCTATCAGAGCTATCTATGACGAGAAGATACCAGCGGAAGATATAAACAACTTCGTTAAGAATTACCATGCTGTTAAAGGAGTTCCAAGGGTTAATTATGATCGTATAAAAGAATCGGCTGAACTGAGTACAACACATGACGGTAGAATGTCGGTTGCATTATCAGAACAGAATAAATTGATACTGGAAAACAACGAACTTCAGCGGATGACTTTAAGAGCTATGAAAAACATGGCAGTGAGCGCAACGATTGACAGAGATGGCGTTGCTATTTCGGTTAATGAGTACATTCATCAAATGAATTTAAATAAAAAGATATGACAGTAGAACAACTTGAAGCGTTCAGTAATACAAAACCAGAGCTTCGTTATATAACTGAGGAGATAATTAAATATTTGGGAGCAAATCCCGGAGGTGGTTCTCCCGGAGGTTCATCGTATTTGGTTTATACGGCTTTGTTAATAGATACAGTTGCTTTTCAACCTCCCGGAACGGTTACTGTTTTAGAAAATACTCTTATCGGAACTCCCGTTTGGTCATTTGATACAGACCATTGGGTTGTTACATTGGCAGGAGGATTTTCCGGTAATGTAGCGGGATTTGCAAGTGGTGGGGCATGGGTTTCTATTAATAAAATTAATAATGATTCAGTAAGGGTTGATGTTTTTTCTGAGACTTTTCAAAGAGATGTTTCTTATTGGGTAACAGGAAACCCGATAGAAATAAGAGTTTATCCATAAAATGAACGGACGATTCAAAATACTATTAAGACGCAGACAAAACAACGAAGAGGGTGTTGATGTCACTGTACAATGCAATCCATTAACCGGAGCTGCTGAGTATATTCCAGGAATAGTTGATAATACTACATCATTCAGCAATGTAGTTCCCGTTGACGGTTGGTATAACTTCACTCCATTCATTGAAGATGCAGAGAAACTTAACCTGACGTGGGATAAAGTTAATCAAGGTAATACTGCATCGGCGCAAACTAATCAGGACGGATCTAACTACGATAAAGGAATTTCATCTGATTTATTCTTCTTCGATACGGCTTACCATTTCATTCACGACTGGTTATTAGAAAACGAGTGCCAGATATTAAATGCTATTGAAGTAAAAATAATTGACCTAATTGCTGGGGGTACTTACCGACTATTTGAAATTAAGAATGATAATATTGAATATGCTCCGATAGATGAGCCTTGCCAGTTTCGTATAAAGCTAAGAGAACAAGACGGGACTTGGCACTGCATCCATAAAACTTTTATTTGGGATAACTGGCAGAATTGGTTTAAAGACGATTCGTTCAAAACTCACCCATGCTTTTTGACTTGTATAGAGCCACGACCTCGTTTAGTGCAATCAGCAAGAATGGGGTTATTGTTATTCGTACACTCAAACCCGGTAGCTGAAACGATTGACTTCTTAACAGGGTTTTCAATTAGAGAACACGCCCGTAGAATATTAAACGCAGATAGATTTGTTGACGCTCCGTTGATTCGTAGCTATATTGAAAATGTAGCTGGTAAGTGTGGGATGTCAATGGACACTATTTTTGATGTTGGTCAGGCATGGGAAAAACTTTGTTTGTATTATCCGCAAGCTGGGTTTATGCACGAATCAGAAGATGATGCGATTGCTTCGCCTTCGCTAGCATATCACTTTGATAATCGTTGGTTAGTTACTATTCCTGAACTATTAGATAAACTTAAACCTGTCTTTGCTGCTGAGTGGTATGTTACACCAAATAACACAATAGTATTTAAGCATACTAAAGACTTGATTGTTTTAGATCCGATATATGATTTTACTTTAGATTCATCAACTCCGATTTATAATTTACGGTATACTTTCAACGGTACTAAGAAAGCTGCTTATGGTCGTTACCAATATACTGATGACGGTTCGGATTTAGCTTCGCAAGAAATGTCAACGTTATATTCTGATATTATAGACTACGACGGAATAGCTAACAACCCAATGCTTGAGGGTGAGAAAACTAAAAACATTGAGTTTGCGCCTACTGGATTTGTAAGAGACGGAAGGGCTAAGGACTACATGGATCTATTGATTGATGACGGGACATTAGTCGCAAAGATTTTAATTGCTGCTATTGCCGTAGTTGCAGCAGCCTTACTGATTGGAGTTATAACAGCACCGGCAGCAGTAGCGTTGACAGCTTTCGTAGTTGCTTGGAATGTTGCACTAAACGCAGAGAATAACGAGCTGCAAGAAAGTTTCCGCAATAATCCAATCTATGACGGTGCAGTAAGATTAACTTCTGAACAAACATTAACGCCTCGTTTAATTCTTTGGGATGGGGAAAGTGAAGCAAGAGCAAAGACAGTTGTACAAGATATACCAGCCCCTAACGCTTACTACAATCCTGATTTAACACCTTACAACGAGAAGAATAAAATAGATCAGGATAATCCGAACTTAAACGTTTATAACTACCCATTATATTTTGATGGAGATTTTACAGGTAATTTATATGACCGTTACCATGAAGTAATTGATAACCCTTTGAAGAGTTTAGAAACTCACCAGGACGCTAAATGGTCAGTTGATCTTTGTGAAGATATGTTGAACTTATTTGGAGTATTTCAAAATCAATATGCTCAGATAGGTAAGATAGTTAAACTGGAACGTAGAAATAATTATAACATATTCGTAAGGATAGGAAACATTGCAGTTGATTATGATAATAACACTATCAACTTGAGAGGTACAGTAATAAGAAGGCGCAGAACGTCGGATGAAGATTTACTTTGTACTACTTTTGAGATAAATACTGAGTGCTTGGTTATTAACGGGCATAATATAAAAATAAACGAAGCGGCATGAAAATGAATCCGGGTTCTGGTACGATTTCAAATTACAGCAGTTATGTAAATAATTGCATTCGGAATCAGTATCCGTATAAGATACCAGTTAATAACTTACAAGATGTTCAACTTTACATTGATATTGGTGGTATTAAACCTTCAGCAGTACAATACGAGTTAATTCATACTTGCGGGGAATTAGGCGGTACTATTGAAACTGTAACGCCTTCAGATTATGTAGTTGGGCAAGATCCAGATAATTATTGGTATGGAGTTTTTAAGAACTTCTCAGGAGCTACGCCAACTTGTTTTGTTATTGCAATTACTTTAACAATTAATGCTGTTGATGTAATTTACTTCTCAGACGAATATTGCATTGAACCTTGCAGAACATTAACACTTGTTAAATCATGCTACGGTAATCTTGATCCTGAAATATCAACTGATTGCCAAGATATTTATTTCGGAGTTCATGCTGGTGAAGATACTGCAATGGGTGACGTAACAGTTTTCTACGAGCATAAAGTATTGCTCAGAGACGTTGAAGTGTCAAGATCAGCAATTAAAAACACTTTTAAACAAGCCAGAACAAGAACGTTCAGAGTTGAGAAGGAAAAAATATATCAGTTCTACGGTGAGTTCATTCCTGAATGGTATCTGGATGAAATAGATGCAGTGTTTTCCAGGGGTGAAGTATTTATTGATACTGATAGCTATTTACTGAACGAAACACAGTTTGAGAAGATTGAAGATTGTAAAAGAATCTGGAAACCTTCAGCAACATTTAAAGCTAGTTGTTTCCAATCGTTCAGCTGTGAAGTTGATCCGTGTGCAGCTCCAGTTGCTGAATGTTGCGACCCGACTGGAATAAGTGCGACTGTTGAATTTGAAGATAGCGGGGCTTTCTGTTGCGACCCTGAAATTATTAACGCTCAAGTAGAATTTGAAAGTGGCACTGGTGAGTTAGGGTTAAGACTTTTATTTGATGATATAGCGAATGCAGATTCTTTAGTTGGAGATTCATCAGATGTTGGTGATTGGAATACTTTTTTTGATACGGGCATAAATGCAGACACTCCTTTTAGTAGTGTAGAAATTATAAGCAATGAAGTTACTTTATTTGGTGTTACAAATCTGACAATAAGTACAGCTTTATTTGCTGGCAACACAAGCATATTAGAAGTAAATGACGATGGCGGTCATGTTATAATTATAGATGGTGGTGCTTTTCAGAATTGTACTTCGTTGGTAACTGTAATATTTCCAAGTGTAACTAATATTGTATCAAACTCTTTTTCTGGTGCTGGACTTGAAAGTGCAAGTTTTCCTTTATCTCTTACGGTAGGAGGGAACTCTTTTGAGGTTTGCCCATTAGAGGTTCTTGATTTAAGTTCATGTACTAATTTGGGTGGTACAACTGGAGATAACGGCGTGTTTAATAGTATTACCGGCCAAACAATAACGCTTACCATACCAACAGCAACGGCAACAGATGGCGATGTAGTAACTCTTCAATCTAATAACACAGTAACTTTAATACTTGTATAATGAATACAATAACTATAAATTTTATCCTCTGTACTCCGGCTCCGGCTAATGGTTATAAACTAACTTGGCGGGTTGCTGGCAGTGCAGACCCTTATACTGATGCGGGATTCTATACTGAAAGTCCTGCAATGTTTACTGATGAAATAAATCCTGAAGGGACTTGCTATGAAGGTTTCTTACAATCTGATTGCTCAGAGAGCGGTGAAAGTGGTTCAGTAGTGGGTAACGCAATTCCGTGGGCAACTGATTGCGTACAAGAAAGCGGGACAACTGATTATACTATAAACTTAGCCTCGCCTTGTGTACCGGGCAATCCATACGGAACTTATATTGTAGAAAACGGGACACCTGGTGATGTTATAGTTGTTCGTGCAAGTTTCGGAGGGCTTATGCAAATGATCGGAGGTTTATTCGTTCGTGCCGATCTTTCTATAAGTTCGCCAGATGGAACAAGTGATTCGGCTAGCTCGGCCTGCTATGTAGATGCTGGGCTGCATGGATTTTCCATTACGGCAGATACGACAATAACAATGGTAGGTACAACGGCTTTGATTTCATCAGCAGCAGTAGTGCATAATTCTAATGACTCATCCTGTAATTTAGCATTAACTATAATTGAAATAAATGGTGATCCTGTTAGCATATCAGTTATAGGGTGTAAGGGTAATAGCTCAACAGGTGGAACTTGTTAAATAAAAAATGTATAACTTTATCTTACTACTTATACATATCTCGCCTCGAAGTAGGCTCACAACTTCAAAAATCGCCGTAGCGGTATGGCTTAAATACAGCAAATTATTTAATTCAAAAATTCTTTAAATTATGCCAGTATTAACAGCAG